GTCAAAACGCTTGTCATCTAACTCCGGAAAAACCATTTTAAGGTCATCTGGGCTCAATTTCATAAAATCTTGATGCGTCATCTTACTTGAATTCTCCTTGCCATGTGTTTCTATTAGAGAAACATCACACAAATCGTCTTCTTCAAATGACTCACTTTCGTGAAAAGCATCCGCTGGAACTAAACCTAATCCAAACCTTTCTCCATTTTTCCGAGAAAGACCAGATTCATACAAGTCCTCAATTCCTTGCGCTTGTTTGCTAGGATTGTCAAGCATTTCTTTTTCCACTCTCTTCACAAGATCTGGAATTTTCTCTTCCTTCTTACTTTCAGGAACAAAAATTGCTTGATAACGTTTCTTCAAATCGTTAATACGTTGTTTTTCCTCTTCTAAATCACGACGTGGAATTACCCTCGCCTGCGCAACAACATCTTCACCTTTTGCATTTGCTTCTGTGAATTGTTTCTTAACTGCGTCCATTTCCTTAAAAAGGTTTTCAACATAATCCTTTTCAGTATCAGTCTTAGCAAACTTCATTGCCTCCCGGTATGATTCTTCATCAACCGGTAAATCCTCGAATGAAACTTCACCTTTCCACCACTTGTACAACCAGTTTGAAAACCAGGTAAAAGTAGTGAATTGGCGCAGCACATCCATGACTGGCCTACAATATTCGTACATCTTCTTCGCTCCGAATATTGGTGCTAGCAATATCATTCCAATTGCCATAATTCCGTTAAGAGCAAACCCCGAACGATTCGCATCACCTCGCCATCCTTGTGGTGACAACACACTAGTTGTGTGTTTCATTGTATACCACATAGTAACAAGGGGAGCAAAAATACCCAAACCCATTAGAACTTGCTGAATAATTGTCAATTTCTTGGAATTTGCAGCATGATCCTGGTACTCGAGTGCTAATGCTTTCTTAACATCAAGGTATTCTTTAACTATACCTTTACGCACATGTTTATATTCTTTATAGCACTTTGCCACAAGACCTAAAATATCTTTACGAATATTTTTATATTCTTTGTGACACTTTGTTAAAACCACAGGCACATCCTTTAGTAATGCAGCAACTTGTGTTATTACGGTACTTAAATTGTACAGCAAAA